AGCCGCTGGCTTAAACGTTGTAGATGAACAGAAGAAGTGTTCCCTCGAACTCGCTGGTCAAACCATCAATGGAACCCTAGACTTGGTTCTTGATGTGGATGGCGAAGAAGAAGTGTGGGATGTGAAGACTGCAAGCCCGTGGTCATACGACAACAAGTTCTCTGGTCGAGGTGGTTACGATGTCATCAAGGAAGATGACCCCTTTGGCTACATCATGCAGGGACATTTGTATGCAGAATCAGAGGGTAAGCGGTTCGGTGGATGGATTGTAATTAACAAATCCAATGGTGAGTGGGACTTTGTAGAGGCACCCCTCGAACAAAGTGAAGACCGTAAAGCCTACTTAGAGGATGCGAACAGGCGTGTTGAAGCTATCACGAATGATGCACCCTTCAAGATTCCATTTCAGTCAACACCGGAGATGCACACTGTAGATGGGCAGAAGGTAGAGACGGGTAACCGACTCATGCCCAAGACATGTACGTTTTGTTCATTTAAAACAATGTGTTGGAAGAATGCAGTCCACGCTCCTAAAGCAACGTCCAAGGCAAAGTTCAAGCCGTACACTTGGTACACCAAGCACGTAAAGGATGTTGCCTAGCCATGCCTATCTTGTACACACGGGGTTATCCCCTCGAACTTTTTGACTTGAATCCAGAGATGCGCTGTGTGTTTGTGGAGTCACATGAGAAGCGAGGGGGTGGTCCTGCAACTGTTGATGTTCGCAGGATGGAAACATCCCTGCCCCTCACTATGCGTGATAACTTCTCAGCAGGGGGAGCCTTGGCTTGGGAGAGTGAGGTTCGAGATATCAAGCTCATAGAAGAGGAGTTTCAAATCATTATTCATCATCTTAGACAAGGAGTTCTTGTATGCCTTCCGACACTTCTACTATCAGAAGAGATGGCACTGCTAGAAAAACGTTCCCCAAAAGTAGGACAGTATCTGTTGAAAAGGCTAGACGGGATGAAGGCGGGGTTTCCGTTGCAAGGATTATGAGAGGCACTAGATATAGGTCTGCGTTCGAGATTAACATAGCTAAGTCTCTTGCAAACCGTGATGTACCCTTTGAGTATGAGAAGCACAAGTTTGAATACATACCCAAGGTACGTACCTACACACCTGACTTTTACCTGCCACAGACAGGCATATATGTAGAAGCAAAAGGCCACCTAGATAAGGGTGACAGGGTTAAGATGCAGCTTATTAAGCAGCAGCACCCAGACTTGGATATCCGGTTCGTGTTCCTACGAGCCAGTAACAAAATTTACAGGGGTAGCAAAACAACCTATGCTGACTGGGCGAACCGCTATGGTTTCCCGTGGGCTGTAGGTAACATACCTCAAGATTGGATTACAAATGGCTGATGAACGAGAGTTTGAAAAGGCAAGCCTATTACCTGAAAGATGGTATATTATACTGAGCAGGGTTAATGATGAAACCTTCAACCTGACTGCCTACGATACAACCACTATAATCGAAGATGATGTAGAAGATGACTTCATGGATGCTGGGTTTGTGGCTCAACAGGGGTTGATGGAGTTGCTACAGAATGACTTTGATAGGGTTATGAAAGCAGGCATGGCTCGTATAGCCTTTTATGATGTGGCTGATTCTATTATGGATGACATCAAAGAAGAGATTGACAGTATGGATGAACCTAAGATATTGTCCAGAGAAGAGAATGTTGTCAAGGTAGACTTTGGGAAAAAACAATGAAACGACATGAAGCGTATATGAAAGAGAAGATTGCCGAATCGAATGAACGAGCAGGCAAAGAAGCCTATGGTAATGTTGTTGTGGACATGGTTAACAGTCCCCCACACTACAACAGTGCAGGAATAGAGTGCATAGATGCCATACAAGCAGCCCTAACCCCAGAAGAATTTAGGGGGTACTGTAAGGGTAACAACCTAAAGTACACATGGCGAGAACGCTACAAGAACAAAACAGAAGACCTAAACAAGGCCGCATGGTACTTAAACAAATTATTAAAGGTTCAAGGAGAAACCAAATGAACAACCAACTGCCCACTGTATATCAACAATTCATTCACAAATCCCGCTATGCTCGTTGGCTCGACAGTGACAGTCGCCGCGAACATTGGGGAGAAACTGTAGGGCGGTACATAGATTTTATGACTAGCCACGTTAAAGAAAAGTGTGGTGTTAGTATTCCCTCTGACGTTGTCAAAGAGGTTGAGGAAGGGGTCTTGTCCCTTGGGGTTATGCCGTCTATGAGAGCAATGATGACTGCAGGCTCTGCGTTATCTCGTGACAATATCTGTGGCTACAACTGTAGTTACATACCTGTTGACAATCCCCGTTCCTTCGATGAGTGCATGTATATTCTCATGTGTGGTACCGGAGTCGGGTTTTCTGTAGAACGAGAGAATGTAGATAAGCTGCCTGTAATAAGTGACGCAATGAACGAGTCCGACACTGTTATCAAGGTAGCAGACAGCAAGCCGGGGTGGGCAAAGTCATACCGCGAACTGGTTGCGTTGTTGTACGCAGGACAGATTCCCACATGGGATGTATCCGATATTCGTCCGGCAGGTTCGCGGCTGAAGATTATGGGGGGCAGGGCTAGTGGACCGCAACCCCTAGTTGACCTGTTCAACTTTACTGTGAATATATTTAAGAAGGCAGCGGGACGCAGACTGTTTCCTATTGAGTGCCACGACCTCATGTGTAAGGTGGGCGAGGTAGTCGTTGTAGGGGGCGTTCGCAGGTCAGCCTTGATTAGCCTATCTAATTTAAATGATGACCAGATGCGCCACGCCAAAGCTGGTGAGTGGTGGGATGAACCCGACAAACAAATATATCGTAATGGACAACGAGCCTTGGCGAATAACTCTGTTGCCTACAAGAGCAAGCCTGAGATGGGTACGTTCATGCGTGAGTGGCTTGCCCTGTACGACAGCAAGTCGGGTGAGCGTGGCATGTTTAATCGCGAGGCTGCTGACAAGCAGGTGGCTCGTAATGGAAGACGAGAGACAGGACACATGTGGGGTACAAACCCCTGCAGTGAGATAATCTTACGCCCGTACCAGTTTTGCAACCTGTCAGAGTGTGTGGTTCGGGAAAGTGATACTCTTGAAACGTTGAAACAAAAGGTTAGACTAGCTACTATTCTTGGAACTATGCAGTCCACCCTGACTGATTTTAAATACTTGAGGAAGGTATGGAAAGACAACACAGAGGAAGAGCGTTTATTAGGTGTGTCCTTGACTGGTATCATGGACCATCCCGTTTTATCCAAAAATGTAGACAGCAAGCGTTGGCTAGAAGAGATGCGGCAAGTCGCAGTAGATACGAATCGGGAGTTTGCGAACATGCTTGGAATCCCAGTGAGCAGTGCAATCACTTGTGTAAAGCCGTCGGGTACTGTGTCACAACTGGTGGACGCAGCGAGCGGGATACATGCAAGACACAACGACCACTTTATCAGGACAGTTCGCGGCGATAACAAGGACCCCCTAACACAGTTTCTAATCAATAGTGGTGTGCCATCAGAGAGAGACATGGGTAAGCCTGACAGTGTCACTGTGTTTAGCTTTCCTATGAAGTCACCATCAGGTGCCGTTACAAGGACACAGATGTCGGCTATAGAACAGCTAGAACTGTGGAAGACTTACGCTATACACTGGTGCGAACACAAGCCATCTATCACTGTAACTGTGAAGGAACATGAGTGGATGGAAGTTGGTGCGTGGGTCTACGAGAACTTTGATGTAGCTTCGGGCGTGTCGTTCCTGCCTCACAGTGACCACACATATCAACAGGCACCCTACCAAGACATAGAGCCTGATGAGTATACGGAGTGGCAGGAGCGTATGAATGTGGTTCACATTGACTGGGAGAACCTAGCAGAGTTCGAAAAGGAAGATAACACCAGTGGCTCGCAGGAGCTTGCCTGTTCAGCAGGGGTGTGTGAAATAGTGGACTTGACAGCAGCATGAAGTGCTGGCATTGTAAGAGTGAGTTAACTTGGGGTGGTGACCATGACTCAGACCTAGATGGGTTTGTCATGGAAACCAACCTGAGTTGCCCAACTTGCAATGCGTTTGTAATGGTATACTTACCAGAGGATGAAGACAATGAGTAAGAAACAAAAAAACACCGTCACAGTGGACGATGTAGAATACGATGTTGACAAGATGGAGTTTACAGAACAGTATCTTGTTATGCAAATTAGGGATGTTCGTGACCAGATAAACAGATTGAATCTTAGGCTGGGTCAACTACAGGCATCACAGTCAACCTTTATGAAAACGCTTGCAGAAGCGTTAAAGAAAGAAGCAGCCTGA